AGATATGATAACCTGCAAGCTGACGGACATTGAATATACGCCCCTTGCGTACTCAAATGACCGACTGGACGGCAAGCTTGCAAACGCCTTTCTGGCGGACGAGGACGGCGCAATGGACAGCTATCCCGTAGAAGCAATGACCTCATCGCAGATAACGTTGCCTAACAAGCTTGGTATTATCATATCTACCCAATACCCAAATGAAAACAATGATTTCCTTGACCAGATAGACCTTAGCAAGAAAATTCTTGACGGCATAATCGAGCGCACAAATGTGTTTGCGCTGCTGTATGAGCCTGACATAGAGATCATCAACGACTGGGAGCATAACGATAATGTTATCTATCAGGCAAATCCTGCGGTGCACGGAAAACCTCAGATGCTTGATAATCTCTTTGAAAAGCGGCAGATGGCTGTGCTTTATGAAAACAAGCGGGAGAATTTTCTTTGCAAGCACTGCAATATCCGCTATAAGTCCGTGGGAACCGAGGGCTATGTGGCTGTTGACAAGGTACAGCTCTGCCGCATAGAGCCTGACGACAGCTGGTGGAGAGGCAGGCGGGTATATCTGGGCAATGACCTTTCACTCACGGACGATAACACTGCCGTTGCTATGGTCACAAATGATGACGGCGTTATTGTTGCCCGTGTGATGGGCTTTATCCCTGCGGACAAGATAGAGCTTAAATCCACAAGAGAGGGCATCGACTACAAGAAATTCGTTGCCGCAAGGTACTGTATTGCCTGCGGTGATGAGGTCATCGACTATGCTGTTGTGGAGGACTATATCCTGACCCTTGAAAGCACTCTGGGTGTGACCGTTGCGGGTGCAGGCTGGGACAGAATGAATGCGCTGTCCTCGATGCAAAAGGTGGAAAGTGCGGATGATCCTATCGAATGTACCATAGTGAAGCAGCATTCGAGTGTTCTGCACCCTGCCACAAAGCTGTTGAAAGAGAGCATACTGGGCGTAAGCTTCCGCTATGAAAGAAATGCTCTGCTGGAAAACAGCTTTGAAAATGCCCGCTGCACATATGACACCAACATGAATATGTACGTCAACAAGAAGCGCAGTGCAGGCAAGGTGGATATGGTGGTGGCGCTGATAAACGCCGTGTATATGCTTATGGAAAACGAACTGCTGGCAGATGATTTTGTCTTCCAGTGCATTGATATATGATAAGGAGGGATTTTGACAATGGCGTTTAAGATTTTCGGCAGAAAGAAAAATCCTGAGACTGCGGAGAATTATTCTTTCCCCATAGAAGAGAGAGCCGAGACCAAGGTATCGGAGGGCGGTTCGGGAGCGGAACTGCTGGCGGCGGCGCTCAGCGGCTGCCGTGTGACTGCTGACACAGCTATGCAGGTCCCTGCCGTTGCAAGATGCGTGAACATGATAGCGGGAGCGGTGGCTATGCTGCCCGTGAGAATGTACCGCAAGGGCGAGGACGGCAAGCCCCAGGAGATAACCGACGACCCACGTATCACGCTTCTGAACGGCGACACAGGCGACACTCTGACCGCCGATGCAATGCGCTACGCATGGGTAAAGGACTATCTGCTGAACGGCGGAGGATACGCTTACATCGAGCGAAAAATGGGAATGCCCACGGGGATTTATTACATAGCTTACAGCGATGTGGGCGTAATAAAGAACACAGCAGACCCCATTTACAAGAAATACAACTACAGCATAAGGGGCAAGAGTTTTTACCCTTATCAGCTGCTGAAAATACTCCGAAATACCGACGGCTACGGCAAGGGCAGGGGCGTTATTGATGACAGTCCCCTTGTAATTGATACGGCGTACAGCATGATAAAGTTCCAGCGCTCCCAGATGATGAAGGGCGGCAGCAAAAGAGGCTTTCTGAAAACCGAAAGCAGGGTTGACCAGAAGGTCATTGACGAAATAAAGAGCAAATGGAGAAATCTGTATTCCACAGAGGATTCCGAAAGTGTGATGTTCTTAAATGCGGGCATTGACTTCAAGGAGATATCCGCAACGTCCGTGGAAATGCAGATAAACCAGAACATACAGACCATAAACAGCGAGATACTGAGGCTTTTCGGCACATCTGACGGCATACTCAGTGCGGACACGGTAAAGAACGCCGTAATGCCTGTGCTGGACGTTATGGAAGCGGCGTTTGACAATGACCTGCTTCTCGAAAGCGAAAAGGGCAATGTATATTTCGCCTTTGACACCAGAGAGCTTACCAGGGGCGATATCCGGAGCAGATATGCAGCTTATTCCGTTGCGCTGCAAAACAACTTTATGCAGCTTGACGAGGTGAGGGCGCTGGAAGATCTTCCGCCTCTGGGTGTGAATTTTATCAAGCTGGGGCTTAATGATGTCCTGCTCGACCCCGTTACCAACAAGATATACACCCCCAACACAAATGCTATGGTTGACCTTGGTTCGGGTGAGGGAGCGGTCAAGGCGGAGCCTGTTGACAATTCTGAAAAAGATGATATAATTGATGTTAGAGGCAAATATATTCAGCTGCCCAACGGCAAAATGAACGGAAGTCTTCCAAGCGCGAAAACAGAGCTCAAAGCCAAAATTGAAAGCGGAGAACTTCCGACGAAGCTTGATAAGGATAAGCAGAGCAGACACGTTATTGGAAATCCGGCATATGAAAAGCGAATAGTTAACGGTGAATTTCCAAGCTACATAACTGTAAACAAAATGAAAGTGCAGGAAATAATCAACTCCAAATCACTGACGGGCAAGGTTCAGAAACTTAAAGACGGTCAGTATCAGGAGCTGATAACTGCCGATGAATATTTCGGTGTTTTCTGTTCTCTTATAACTCACGAAAAAATCAAAACAAACAGAGGAGTTATCCATTATTCAAAAAATGGAACACATCTCGTCCCCACAAGTCCGGAGGAGTAATTTATGGATAGTGAAGCAATGTTCAACAGCAACGGTCATAAAGTAAGGCTCGTAGAAAAAGACGGCAGGGAAAGAACTGCAAACGTTATCCTTTTTCAGTCGGAATGGGACAGCGGCTGCGATGAAGCCTGCATTTGGCTTGATGATAACATTGAACCCGGTATTGTGCAGCAGAGTGACATTTCTTCGATTGAGGTGTTGGATTAAGGGAATGCCCGATTCAGAAGAAAAACTCATAAGATTCCTGCACACGGAAGGGAGAAATAAACTATGTTTCATTGTGATCTGATCGACAGTGAGATAAACGGAAATGACTGCATAATTGTTTGTGATGTCGCAGATGATATGCTCAAAGAAAATGTCATTGACGGAAAATTTACGGTAAAAAAGGACTATAAGGAAATTTGCAAGAAATGTAAATATCACGATTACGAAGAATAACATTGTTTGACCGCCTTTCAAGGCGGTTTTATTATACCCACACAAGCGTTTTGCAGTTGACTGCAAGGCGCATTTTTTATGACTTGTTGGAGGTGAGAGTGTGGCTGAATATGTGAGCATTGAAGAGATGTCCGAGCGTGTTATTCGTGATATGTCTCAATACAGCAGGGAGGTTGTTGAAAAGGCACAGCAGACCGCCAAAGCTGTAAGAAACGAAATGAAACCGAAGCTTGAAGATGAAGAGACTTCTCCCGTTCGGCATTATTCAACAAATACTCAGGTTGTTAAGCGTATTATCGTTCACAGAAGTCCGAGTGTGCCAAAGGCTGTAAAACAGGTCAAGGAGCCTAAATATCAGCCGGGATATTTTATACAAGGATGGGCTTACGGCAATATCAGGCTCAGAAACGGGCGTGAGATATATGGCGTGCGCAACAGAAACATGCCTACTGTCACACATCTTATAAACTTTGGCCATGCTTTGTTTGTTCACAGGCAGCTTGCAGGAAAAGTTGAGGGTTCAGGCTTTGTAGATGAGGTTCAGAACTGGGGCGTAAGAGAGCTTGAAAGAAGGCTTTCGGAATTTCTTGAAAGAGGGTGATTGATTGGCTTCCAATAAATACGGCTATATGGCGAAAATCGGCATTGATACCACGGGAGTGCAGAATGGACTTACCGAAGCCGATTCTGCTATGCGAGCATTTTCAAGGGAAATGCGTGAGGTCAATAATGTCATTGCACAGGGCGGCAATTCTGCGGAAATGGCGGCTCAGAGAAATCAGCTTTATGCCGAGCAGATAACACAGCTTAACAGGCGGCTTGAAGCTTTAAGGTCTGTTGAAGAGGATATCAACAGAGCAAGAGCCAATGGAAATATTGACGAAAGCGAATACAGAGCTTATCGGAGAGAGATAGAGCAGACGGAAAACGCTCTTCAAAATCTGAGAGAACAGCAGAGAGATATCGGAGCGAACGCAGGCAAGGACTATGACAAGGTAGTTTCTGCACTGCAGAACGTTGAAAAGGTCGCTCTTGCTACAACAGGCGCTGTTGCGGCGGCTCTCGGTAAGCTTTCAAGCGATGCTCTCAGCGCCTATTCTCAATATGAGCAGCTTGTAGGCGGCATTGAAACACTTTTTGCGGGAGCGGAGGATATTGTTCTGGAGAATGCTCAGAACGCCTACAAGACCGCAGGAATATCCGCCAACAGCTACATGGAGACCGTAACGGGCTTCTCGGCAACACTTTTACAAGGCCTTGGCGGCGACACTCAAAAGGCTGCAAGTATAGCGGACCAGGCAGTTATTGATATGGCGGACAATGCCAACAAAATGGGTACCAGCATGGCATCTATACAGTATGCTTATCAGGGCTTTGCGAAGCAGAATTACACGATGCTCGATAACTTAAAGCTCGGCTATGGCGGTTCTCAGGCGGAAATGGCACGACTTATCAATGATTCGGGCGTGTTAAACGGTCAGATGGTGGCTACTGCAAAAAATGTCAAGGAGATACCCTTTGACAAGGTGATAGAAGCTATCCATGTGATACAAACAAACCTTGGTATAACAGGCACTACCGCAAATGAAGCGGAGACCACCATTGAAGGCTCTCTCAACAAGCTCAAAGCCTCCTGGGAAAACGCTCTTGTTGAGATAGCACAGCCTCTTGATGATTTTGCGCAGGACGGGCTTACCGTCCTCAATGACAACGTTGACGAAATAAAGGAAGCCCTTGTTGACACCATGGAGGAAATAAAGCCTCTGCTTGATGAGGGGCTTGAAAAGGCTAAGAACTGGATAGAAAGCGGAGGGCTTAAAGAGTTCTCGGAAGATGTTGTAGGCACGGTCGAATTTATTATCGACAACAAAGAAACTCTGTTGGGGATTTTTGCGGCGCTGGAGCTGGCTCTCGGCGCTGAGAGAATGAGCAAGGTCATTGACAGCTCCAAGGAGATAATATCTGCCATCAACGGCATTGGCGACGCTGCAAACACGGCTGTTGGCGGCGTTGATGCTATGTCGATGTCACTCAGCGGCTGGGTCGCTGTTGCCGCTGTGACCATTACCACCGCAATGGCGCTCAAAACTGCCATTGATAATGCTGCCGACCGCCTGGGTGAACACTCCGAAGAGGTAAATGCTCTTGACGATGAATACAAGGAGCTTAACGAGACCCTGGAGGAATATAACAGGCTGAAAGCCGAATCCATTGAGCTTGCGGCGCAGGAAGCAGGGCAGAATATAGAAGATGCCAAGGCAAGGGCGCAGAGCTACAAGTCTCAGATAGATACGCTGGAAAGTCTCATCGCAAAGAACCGTGAATATTACGGCACAAACGACCTGAGGGGCAATGAGCTTCACTATTTTGACCAGTCGGGCAATGCAGTGGGAAATGCGGGATCCTTTGATGAGATATCCGACCAACTGGGTTCACTGTACAGCAATTATTACGCCGCCAACGATATTGTCAGGGCATACAGCGAGACTATTGACGAGGCTACGGATAACAGTGTAAAGCACATGGGCGAGGTAAGCGAGGCCGCCGCAAATTCCGTCAAAAGCGGTGAGGAAGCTCTGGCGAGTGCATGGGAGCATATCCGTGCGACCACCAAAGCAAAAATGGAGGAGTATGACAGCGACCTTGCCACCCACAAGATAGATGATAACACCTACTGGGCGCAGAGGAAAGCGTATCTTGAAGCCCACAGGGACGAGGAAAGCGAGGAATGGTGGAAATATTACGAT